TGTTGGCGGAAGTTGCATCAACTGCAAATGTTACAGCAGCAGATCCATTAAACGATCCGCCAGTCAAAAATGATCCAGCTGTTAGAGTTGCAACAGATCCAGCAGATCCACTTACATTTCCAGTAACGTTGCCAATCAGGTTTCCACGAAAGTTAGCAGCTTGAATATCCCCAACAGAGCCACTAAATATCTCACTAGTATTCGTAGCATCTGGAATAAATGTTAAATATCCAGTGCTGTCATCAAATCCGAAAAATCCAACTTTACCAACAGTTCCATTGTGCCATCTAAATTCTACGCCACGGTCTTTGTTGTCGTCAACAGTTGGCACAGTATCGCCACCAAGAGTAATGATTGGATCGTCAACTGTTACTGTAGTAGAATTAACTGTGGTAGTGGTGCCGTTAACGGTAAGGTTGCCAGCGATAGTAACTGCGCCCGCGAAGGTGGCGGTTGATGCTGATGCGCTCGCTCCGGTGAGCGTAAACGCATCGACGTTATTCATCTTCATCGACAGCGTTGATCCGGTGATGATGAGCGGAAGATAAGCCGATCCAGTGCGGTTGTACGCAAACAGCGTCGGAGTTGCACCGCCTTGAATTTCTAGACCTGACCCACCGCTCGGCGTGGTGTTTGCCGTTACTTGGATGGTGCCGCCCGCCGTCACCGCGCCCGCGAAGGTGGCGGCTCCGGTGGTGCTAATAGTATCAATAGTTAACAGTCCGGCGGTAAAAACACCGGCAGGTAATCCATCGCCTGTGGTTATCGTAACGCTGGGGCCATTAGCCGCAATAAAAATATTACCAGCAGAAACAATTTCCAATCCACTAGGAGCGCAATTTATAGAACTACCGCTAGAGGCACCTATGTTAATAAAAGCTAAGGCGGAACTAGTACCTGTCGATTTTAACACTAAAGTAGATGAGTTTGCCCGGTAAAGAGACATGTCCGTCCCAAACCCAATCCCGCCCGCGCTTGTTGTCGCCGCAGCAAACGTCAGACCGCCCCCGAAATAGCTTGCGGCACCCGTAGCCAGCCCGCCCGTGACCACTAGCGCACCGGCTCCTGCGGAGCCTGCGGTGGTAGATGCAATAGAGATTGCACCGGGGAATGAGCCCTTGCTCCAAGTGCTGTTAGCAGTGTCAAACGCACCCAAACGCCAAGTGCGATCAGTAGCCGATGCCGCTGTAAAGTAGAGCAAACCCAGATCGACGGGTGAGGCATCTGCCGTCTGGATCGAAATGCCAGTGTATTGTGAGGCGCTGGCTTTTAGCGCATTGTTTTTGACCGTTAGTGGATATGACGACGCCGAGTTAGTGCCCGTGATAGTTGCCGTCTGCGCTGTGAGGCTAGTTGCCGCCGTCACCGCTCCCGCGAAGGCAGCATCTCCGGTGGAGGCGATGGAGAACCGAGAGGTTCCGCGAGCCTTAAAATCAAACCCATAGCCGACGCCGTTTGAGCCAACGTCGGAATTGAACTCAATGAGACCTGATGCCGCTTTATTGGTTATGGTGCTCCGTGAGCTTGCTGACCCTGCGGTTAGCGTGCGGAGGGTCAGAACCAAATCGGTTGATACAGTGTTAGCGTCGAAGGTCGAAGCGGCCCCGATAGAATAAAGCCCACCCGAATTGATAGTGACCGCGCCCGCGAAGGTGGCGTTTTTTAGGTAGTCTATCCGTAGCGCATCCGCTGATGCGCTTCCATTGCCGAGCTGAACAGCAAAGAAGGCATTATTATTGTTCGTTCCATTCCACGAATCGCGGAGCAAGATACTGGATTTTACTCCAGAGCTGGAACCAGATTGAATTGTTGTCGTTGAGCTATCTCCCGATGTCGCGCCGATTTTGCCCGCAGTGATAACGTCGCCCGCAAAGGTGGCGGCGCTAGTACTTCCGTCCAGCGTCAAGATCAGCGAATTTGCAGGTGTAGCAGAGGCGGCAGCAGAATAGAACTTGAAAGTACGATCATTTCCAAGCACCAAACTCGCGGAGGGTTGCGTCGCATCGTCTGTGGTTTGTGCGCCGTTGTAAAAATAGTTCGTGGCAAGGTAGGTCGAATTCGCAAAGTTCCCTAGATGACTTTTTGCTGCTCCGTTAGCGTTTGAAACCGTGAATTGAGATGTGTTGTTTGCTGACGCTGTTGTTAGGTTCACCGCGCCCGCGAACGTGGCGGCTCCGCCCGACGCGAGGGTGAGTGCCGCCGTCCGATTCGTGGCGAGCACGATTGACGAGCTGCCTGCGGTGCCCAAGTAGAGCGAGGATGCCAAGGCGCTTGCCTCGATGACTGCTTGATTGTTCCCCGTGACTCCCCCGAATATCGTGCCTCCGTAAGTGGAGCCGAGCATATAGTTGTTGATGGCCGCTCCGATATTGTTCGCGATGGACACTTGCCCAAAGCCACCGGCTGCGGTCGAGCTTGCCGTCACCGCGCCCGCGAAGGTGGTCGGTTTAGCAAACGACCACGCGTCAGTAACCTGATAGTATTGTCCAACGCTGTTTCCGGCGCTGTCGCGGAAATTGATGCCGCCCGTTGTGTTGCCGCTTTGAAGCGTCAAAAATGCACCTGCGGTGGTCGGCCCTGTAATAAAAGCATGGTTGCCGCTTTGGCTAATTATTGCGTTTGCGATCTGGACGCTGCTCCCAAAAACACTCGCCCCACCTATGCCTATGCCGCCTGCGACTTGCAGGGCTCCGGTGACGGCAGAGGATGATGCGGTGGTATTGGAGAGGGAGAAAGTGTTATTCGTCTGCGTGGAGGCATTCCCACTGACGAGCAACGTTGCGTAAACAGCCCCCACGGGAGTCTCGATAGTGTTTTCGATTGTTGGCGTACCTTGAACATCGAGGATTTTCCAACTGATAGTTGGAGCATAATCAGATGTTCTGACCCTAGCGTAAATAATTTTTGCCGCACCGTCAGCTCCCTGTACCCTGACCTCAAGCAATCGCGGATTATAGGACTGCCTACTTACGGTGATGGATGACAGCGTAGTGACGTGAGTGGTCTTGATGCTGATCTCAATAGCTTCTTCAGAGTTGGTTGATCCGATCTCACCTTTGATCGTCGCGTAGCTGTAGTTTGGTATCGTAGCTAGCTTGATCCAAGCATCTGTTCCGAGGGTAAATGAGGTGGTGTTCGATCCTGAGCTGTAGAGGGTGCTTAACAGGGACGATCCGACAACATGGAGGGTTGCTGAGGGACTCGTAGTCCCAATACCAACGTTGCCGACACTATCAATCCTCACCCGTTCCGTGGGGGTATTTTGAGAGTTAGTTTCCTCAGTGTAAAAACGGATAACATTATTATTAGTCGCTGTAGCGGCACCACTTGCCGCAAGAATTAATCCATCTCCGCCGCTTACTATCAATGCCTGCTGTGTACTTCCACTTGCATGAAGCGCAAGGGTAGGAACAGTACCAGTCAAGTCTAAAATTGGATTACCTGTACTGAACCCAGACGCTGTTGGACTCGTAGTCCCGATACCAACATTGCCAGTGGCGGATAAAATGCGCATCCTTTCCGTCGCAGCACCAATAGTCCCGCTACCAGCATCGACCAAACTGCTAAACGTTAAATCTCTTGGAGTGGTCACTCCCGCCTGATTTACGACGGATATTCTCCAGCCCAACGAATTAGTAAAATTGTTGCCCCAATTTAATAAATCTAAATTTGAGGACAGAGCAGAATTGTATGTTGAAGAATTTACTCGGAGATACTGGTTTGGCTCAAGCCCAGAAATGGTGCCAACGCCCACTTCCAACTTTGCTCCCGGACTTGTAGTCCCGATGCCAACGTTGCCTGCGCTCGTAATACGCATCTTTTCAACTTGCGAATCTGTGTTGAACGTTATATATCCTCCACTAAAGCTAGTAGCTAATGAAAGATATCCAGTTGATTCTCTGAAATCTATAAATGCTCGAGAGTTTCCATTAGCGTTGCCGAAGTTAACATAAGCGCTGTTTGTGCTCGATGCCTTAACTGTGATAGAGCCTCTTCCGCCTGTATTTTCAAATATTGGTCCCGCAGCATCAACCGTGTTGACGGTATGCAACTTTGCCGATGGACTCGTTGTCCCAATACCAACGTAACCGCTACTCCAATTGACTACCACATGTGTATCTCCTGCGGAATTCTTAAAGCGTAGATAGCTGTTATCGTAGCCTATATCGAACCTGAGAGTTCCGTCGCCGATGCCGAGTTGATTACTTGAACCTATAATAGTCAGCTTATTACCCGGACTCGGTGTTCCGATACCCACGTTGCCAGACGTGTCAATATTCAGGCGATGAGCACTGGCGGTATTATCATAGATATTGAGCTTGCCGTCTGCGGCTGTACTGATTTGCCAATCGCGAGCAGCCGATTTGACGGAAAGTGCGGAATTATTGCTGTTATATACCTGCAAAACTCTAGACCAAGGAGATGTTGTACTAAACGTACCGACACCGACGTTTCCGTCTGCATAGAGTGACCCCGCAATACCAACGTTGCCTGCATTATCTAGAGTTAGCGAATCCTGAGTTGTAGTTGATGAATGCTGCCTTAAACTAATCTGACCAAAACCTCCGCCACTATAAAAAGAACCCAAAACTGTTTTATCGCCACCGCTAGTATATTCGATATATCCATGTTCGTTAAACGCACCTGGACTTCGAAAGCGAACGCCATCTTTTCCATATTGTTGAAAACCATTTAAACTTGATGCATGATAAATGTCAAGCCTTGCTGCTGGAACCGTTGTACCGATACCAACCTTATCATTAACCGCGTCAACAAACAGCGTGCTATTATCTACAGTTAAACTTCCCGAAATATAATGCAATCCAGTTGCATTAAGACCTAAAGTTCCAGTAATGTTCGATGCATTTAAAAAATACGAACTATCGTAATTGTCAAGAGTATCAGCGTTTCCTATCCCTCCTCCGCTAATTTGACCAGTGTAAACACCAGTTAAATTCGCAGCGTTTCTAAAGTATGAACTGTCTAAATTATCTAGTTTATCAGCGTCAAGAGCTTTGCCAGTAGCGCTTAAATACAAGCCGCTTAAATTTAAATCATTTATAACTCCCGTCGAGTCAACGACTTGGAAATTGATTTGATTATTATTGCCTGTACCTAGATAATACTTACCCATATTCCTTTTATATTAAATTGTTTAAGCTATCATTCAACTCTTAAAGAACAACAGTGCTAATTACACTAGCTGTCCATTTAATAGTTGCTGACGCTTGACCTTTTACTTGCAATTTTAAAGACTCGTAAGTATTGTCGGCATCAACGTAAACTTCCCAAATGTTACCAGAATCGTCGCCAATTTTTGTTACAAACGCATTGCCAACAATTGCGGAATTTGTATTTTTATTAGCAATTAAACAATCATAATGCCAAGAAGCCGCTTTCTGATTCGTTGTGTCGAACGCTGTGATCTGGCCTTTAAAAGATGCGGCGGAATTAGTGGGCAATGTAATTCTTCCATTAGTGCCGTTTAAATACATTTCTGTTACAGTTGCATCTGTGGTCGAGCAGTACACTACAAAATGATCACTCTTTGCTTGAGCAGAACCTGAAACAGTTAAACCTCCAATTACAATATCATTAGCTGTGCTAGCGCCGTTAGTTGTAGCATAGTTAAGTGTTACTTGACCAGTGCGAGGATAAAGCGCGTCAAGGTCAGTTGTTTGAACGCCAAGTCCAGTAACGTGGCCGTATGTATCAACTAAACCAGTGAAGTTTTGTATTACAACACCTAGGGTATTTGTGCTAACTACGTTACCAGCGGAAGAAGTATCTTGGTGAGAAACAACAATTAGATTTGAGCCGTTGTCAGTAACAAGAATCCCGCTAGAGCCACTAATAGTAATATCATTTACGTCACCGTTAGACCCTGTGATACGAATGATTGCGTCGTTTGCCCCACCAGCGGCGACTGCAAGGTCGTACATGGCATATTCCGACGTGATCGGCATATTGTAGTATGTCGAGCCGTCGTTTGTGAACTGCCAGCGATCAGTTCCCTCGTTCCAAAGCAAAGTGGTATTGGTTTGAGTGCCGCGTTCTATTTCGACGCCAGCGTTTTCAGTTGGAACAGATCCAGTAAAATCTGCATTCAGCGTTATGATATTGTCGCCAATCAAAACCACATTACTCTCAACTGTTGTTGTTGTACCTTGTACAGTAAGATTTCCAGTGATAATTAATCCGCCCTCAATTCTTAAAACCGCTGGATCTGATTTGTAAATCGAAACTTTATTAGCATCATTAAGGCCAAAGATAAGAGCGTCACTAGCAGTAGTTGCAGCTTCGAGTATAACTGGTCCAGCTTTTACAGTTAACGAATCGCTAGAATCACTACCAAGTGTAGTATTGCCGCTAACAAGGAGGTCGCCACCAATTGAAATACTATTAGTTGTGGTGCTGCCACTATTTGTAACACTTTGCAAGTCTCTACCAAGAGCTTGATTAATAAGAGGTCTCAGCATCCCAGAGAGACCGTAAACAGCGTTTTCACTAGGAGCAGTTGTTGTAACTCCGCTTACGATTTGATCGCGAACAATAACAGCTGAAGTTCCTGTTGCGGTTAAAACGTGACCAAAATTATCGAATGTAAAAGAAACTCCTGTGATCGCAGATCCAGCATTTGCACTAATCGATGCGTTAGCAACGCTCGATGTATCATTGTGAGATACCGATATAATGTCATTACTAACGCTGATGTCTATTCCAGTTACTCCAGAAATTCTTACAAAATCATTAAATGATGCACCACTTACCGTTCCTGTTAAATTAATCTGAGCGACATTTGCGCTAGGAGACTGGGAAGATATTTGGTAAACTCCTCCTGCATTTGTAATAAGGTAGCCTGATAACGTATGAACTGCCGCTTCACTTGGAGCAGTTGTAGTTACCCCACTTTGGATTTGATTTCTAACGATAACTGCCGTAGTTCCCGTAGCAGTTAAAACGTGACCAAATGTATCGTATGTAAATGCAATTCCTGTAACCGCTGAACCAGCAACAGAATTTATTGTTAGGTCTGCAACGCTAGATGTATCAGTGTGAGAAAGTACAATTGCGTCATTTGCGACTGAAAGATCCAAAGCTGCGCCACCCGAAATAGTTATGCTGTCAATGAATGATTGGCCGCTCACTCTGCCAGTTAAATTAATCGCTGCAACGTCAGTTCCACTAGACAGGGCTGAAAATTGATAGAGACCCCCGGCGTTTGTATAAAGATAGCCAGATATGCCTGTGCCAAAATCATAAACGGCTTTGTTACTGGGAGCGAGGCCAGTTTCTCCGCCGCTTACAGATTGATTAATGATGTATTGTTTAACATCGGCAGCAACTGTAGTCGCCTCACCAGTGGTAAAGTTTACTTGGTTTCCTACTAATATTCCTGTATAATAAATTGCCATTTGATATTTCTCCTATTGTATAATTTACACGATTTTATCTTACTTCTATTAAAATTAAATAGCCAACCCAACGTATAGTTGTATTAGCTTTGCCCGTTACATTTACCTGCAAATAACCATAAGAAGTGTTAGCTAAAACGCCAACGCCTTCACATCCAATTTCATTACTTAGATTTGTTATAGTTGACCTGCCAACAATTTCAGTGAAAGCGGCGCTTATTCCTTTTTTAATCGCCCCTTCTACATTGTATATCGCAGTGCCGCCATTAGTATCTTTCGCTACAATTCTTAATTTAAAATACCAAGAAGTATTATCTGGCAAACTAAGCTTTTTAGAAGAATTGGCGAATCTCAATTCTTGACTAGAAGCGCCTGTTGTTTGCTCTTTTAATACAAATTCTGAAACTTGAGCGTCTCCATTAGTGGAGAAATTTCCGTCAGACATTAAGCGCGAACCAGTAAGATAATTACTGTATCCAGAACCCTGCATAACAGTTCCGCTTACCGTAAGACTTTTTTCTAAAATTACATCGTTAGTTGGATCAATCGTGTCTTGCCAAATTCCAGTAACAAAAGAATATTGGCCATTTGTTAAATGATAATACTCGCCCGAGCTTCCGCCCTGCAAGTCCATCGAAGAGTTGTGTAGCAGCTGATCAGTTTCAATCAAAGAAACTGGACCGCTAGCACCAGACACTATAACTTCTGTTGGTGACTGAACTCCTGAAATTATAATTTCTACTACGTCTGGCATTTTATGATAATGTGGTTATGTTTGTATCAACAGATACCGTACCTTTCATAATTTTTTGAAAGGTACCGTTTTGATACTTAACCAGCACATCATATTTTAAAACACCAGGATGAAGAAGAGCAGTTTGAGCAGCAGTTAAAGAAAGGGAGATTTGTCCAGAAGCGGGAGCGGTTTTTGTAACAGTAAACACTTGAATAGTCGGGAAATAATAATCTTGTTTTATTTCCGCGTCTATAGTTGCGTCAGTTACGTTAATCGCGGTCCCATTAGCGTCTTTCAGGATCAAACCTACAGAAAAATCTGCATTCCTTTCTATTGAAATATTATATGTTGATGCGGACATGATGGCGGCTACTAATGAATTTACACAAAAAGCGCACCGTAAAGATGCGCTTTTAAATCTAAATTTTAATATCCTTACGGATACAGATAATACCCTGAGCCAGTAAAGAATAATATATCACGAACCATATTCTTACCAACGACTTGAATAGGCGCAGCTTGGTAAGAATTATAAAAGCCGACTAAACGATTTAATTCTTCAAAATTATCTCTAGACAGTTGGCGGAACTGTTTACTGATTTCGTTGCTATTTACAAATGTAACAGAGCTATCTTCGTCTCGAATCGAAATGATAGCGCTACCAGATCCGCCAGCCGCAGCTTTAATAGCGTTTCGCGACTTTTTTTTGTAGTAATGTCCCAAGTATAAATGTTTATAAATATTCGCTTGCTCTTGATTCAAGTCTGCTGCTGCACCACTAAGATCGCTATAAATTAAATTGTTAAGTTCTCCTAAGTTAGCCTCCATCCAACCAGAAATCGAGCTTAGATTAACCTCCGAAGTATCAGCGTCGAATTCGTAAAAGAAAACGCCGCTAGCGACTTGAAATAAATTAGCCATTTAAAATTTTAGTGAGATTTTCTTTTTGCTCTTTTGAGAACAATTCTTTTTGTTCTGGCTGGGGGGAGAAGTAGCCTCTAGACTGCACGTTCTGAGTGTCAAATTGACGCAAAAGACGAGTTTTGATAGCGGCCATAGTACCTGAACCATCTATCTTTATTCTGCGGGCAAAATCCTGAAGCTGCAACTGCGACATGTCGTCAATATTTTCTTCAAAAATTTTACGATTAGCAGTGCCAAAAATATTAACCTCTTTAACACCCAAGTTCACTTCTAGCTGTCTTACTTTTGAGCGATACTCAGATGAATTTTTATCCGCGATAGAATTAAGCTGATCGAGCAGACTAGCTTTACTAACTTTAGTAGATTTACCAGTTGAGATTTCCATAATAAATACTATCGTAAGATTTACACATTTCAATGATTTAAATGAAATAAAAAACCCGCCCCTTTCGAGGCGGGTTTTGAATAGGATTGTTAAACCTTAGACGATCTTACCAACAAGCGCGCGAACATCGAGGATTACGCGGCCTTCCTCAAGGGAGCCGAAATAACCGATCTTATTCTGGCGGATGCTGTACTGGTCATCAGCAACGAGCGAGAACTCAGAATTGGAGTCTGGATCAGTTGCGATAACGCGAAGCAGCGAGTCGCGAGTACGGTCGATACCAACAAGGATTTCCTCAGCTGCGCCATCGAATACAGCAGAGCCGCTGGCATCTGCTTTTGTGTACCCTGTTGAACCAGCAGCAGTGTCGAAGATCGTGTTGAACTTCTGGCTTTTGCCAAGCTCGTTGAACTCAAGGATGGAAACACCGTAGAAGCTAGGAATGCCAGCAGAGCTATAAATAGCGCTGCGCATTTCGTCAGTAGCGGTGATGCCAACGGTCGTGCCTGTGCCTCCGCTAGCTGTAACTCCAGCAACAGTGTTGATGGGGTTATAAGCCATAGAGCGAATCTGCTCAACAATCTCTGGGGAAACCAGAAGATCAGTGATACCAGTGCGTGAACCAGTAGCAGGTGTACCCTTGGCCCATGACGTGTTAACGCGTTTAGCGAGCGTGAGGAGTTCGTTCAGGTCAGCGAGAAGGAAACGGCCAGTGGTGTTCGACCGCTGAACGTGTTTCTTGCTGTTAGTCTGCGCGTTGGCGAGAGCAGTCATGGCCAGTGTAGCAGAGGTGCGCTCCTGCTTGAGCAGGATTTCCTGAGCCATACGGGTGAAAGTCTTGGCAACAACATCCATACGATGCTTAGCAGCGTAGCGGCGGTCGAATGAGAGAGCGCTGTCCAGTGTGTAGGTGGTCAGCTTCATCTCGGAGACTGTAGGAAGAACCTGATTGGTGGGAAGACCACCAGCTACGGATTGCGAGTATACAGTAATGTAGTCCTCATCAGTTACGTCGTAGTACAGGTCAAGAGGAATGCTAGGATTATCGTCAGCGTTATATGAGAGGCTTGTAAACAAGTTGCTCAATGTAGGAGCATTGTTAATAACCTCAGCAAGAACGGGTCCGATAAACTCAGCGAGTGCTACTTGAGCGTCATAAGCAACGGTGCGATTACGGCTAGCCATTGCTTTAACAAGCTCGATTTGTTCTGGGGTGCGCTTTAATGTGATTTTCATTTAATTTATTTCCTTTCTTATTACATGCGCAGACCGATTACTGCGAAATTACCCGCATAAGCGTCAGTGACGCTTGTGAGCGAGGCGCGTGAACCTGTGCCGAGAACGATGCCAAGCTTACCAGCATCAGAGTGGGCGCAGCCTGTGACTTTACCGCCATTGGCAGAAAGCTTGAAGCCCGAACCGACAGTGAGAGCACCGTCAAGAGCGTTAGCGGAAAGGGTGAAGATACCGCGTGTAGCTACTGGAACGGCTTGGCCGGGCAGTACGCACATAAGCTCTTCAGCCTTCTGGCGGTAATAGAGAAGTTTTTCACCATTTTCGTCGAACTTTGCAGTTTGGCGCATGGTCAGACCAAGGCAGTTCGTAAGATCGCCTGACGCAGCAGGGGTAACTTTAAGATTGACCGAGGGGTATTGGTTAGCACCGACATAAGGGTAGTCGGTTTTGCCGAGATAAGAGTCGGTCGCGTATGATACGGGGTCAAGGTCAAAGTTACCAGCGGAAACTTTAACGAAAACTCCTGCATCACCAGCGCCAACGCCAGTTGTCGAGTCGTTGACGGAGCCGTCAACAAGAGCGTACATATTTACAACATCATTTTCGCCGTATTGACGAAATGGTAAGAGACGATTTGCCATATTATTATTCTTTAATTATTTATTACAGTGAAATTTTATTATTTAGAATAGCTTACGCTAATATTTTCGCGAGAGAAAGCTTTTGCAAACTTCTCACGGAAAGACTGCTCAATAGCAATTTTGCTATCGGGCGCTTTGTTGGTCGCTGTAGCGTTATCTAACGCAGCAGTGACATCAGCTTTCTGTTCATCAACTTTTACCTCGGCAACAGCAGAAGCTTTGCTAACTTCCTTAAGGCGAGCCTCAACGCGCTCAGAGATTTTCTTTTCGATCTCTGCGGCTTGAATTTTGATGGACTCTTTGTTTTTGTGTTTCCAAACAGAAGCGAATTTTTCTTTATAAGAAGCGAACGCCTGTTCTGTTGATTCAAGAGCCTGAACTTCGCTGATGATAAGTTTACGATCTTCGTCAGACAGTTCGTAAGAGGCATCAAGTTCGCCGACACGCGCATTAAGACAAGCAGCAGCTTCTTCTTGAGCTTTAACTTCTTTAATCTTATTGATCTCTTCTTGCGTCTTGGCAAGTTCCGCCTTCATTGATTCTACTGAAGCGACCGTCTCATTGTAAAGCTTCTCGGCTTTATCCTTAGCGGCCTTTTCGGCTGCAATGGAGTCGCGATACTCTGCATCCTTCTGTTTGATAGCTTCGGCGAAATGGCTGGTCATTGAAGCAACAGCCTCTTCACCGAACTTCTTTTCGAGAAGAGCAGACTTTAACTCTGTGATAAGTTTTTCTAAATCCATATTGTTTATAGTTTTTACATTTTTTATCTCTAAAATGGAATTTGATTTTTTATTAGACAAAAAGGCTTTAACTTCTTCGATGCAATTTTCAGCAGCTTCTACCTTTTTATTTTCAATTTCATCCTCTCTCAAAGAGAATGATGGAGTATCTTCAAATGCTAGTACACCATTGACTTGCGCAGCAGGATCTGTAGTGAAGCCTCCGCCAAGAGGGTAAATTTCTCCAACTATTAATCTATAAATTGGAGTCCCATCTTTCAATTTGCCGGAACCGCCTTTTGCTTTTAAAAACGGAGCGAACTCTTCAATTTGTTTTGGATCAGTGATAATGTCAGCTTGTTTTAAAGATTGGCTTCCAACGGCTAAATAATAATTGCTAAAACCAATTTCCCAGCTTGCCGAAATCGAATTGTAGAGACTATCTTTTGGATCAGAATTTCTGAGCATCAACGATGCAAATTTTTTATCAATAGTTTTGTAAACAACACCTGCGACTGATAAATAAACAGGATCAAGACTTCGACTAACCTCTTCTTCTGTTAAGAATGCATTATCGGCAATTCTGTTAAAAGAATAATTGGTAATATGGCCCACTATGCGTTCTTTGTTGTGCTCAATATTGAGGTATTTATTCACGAATCGCTTTGCAATTTTCGATGCAGTAGCGCCAGAAATACCATCGCCATTATTATTGATCATATTCGGAACGGCGAGATTAAAAGATACCCCAAGAAGATCAGGGTTATCTTCAAAATCGATTTTTGGAGAAAGCTTTTTCAATTCCTCCAAAGAAGCTTTTGACACCTTAAAGCGCTCATCCGAAACACCATAGCAAGCTACAGCAACATTATCTAAAACTGCTTTATGCTTAAATACCATATTTTATTTTACAGTAGAATGGTGCAAAATGGACGCGGAATATTCGTCGAGTAAAAACTCATCAGCAGTATCCAGAACAGATTGCATTGGCTGAAGCTTCTCGATTTCGTCAAGATTCGCCATGCATTTTTGAAGGTTAACGACCCACGTTTCCCTTGGGCTAGACGCAATAACTTTCTTGCACAAACTCGTCAAGTTGGATTTTTGCTCTTCGCTCAAAGACGCTACAACAAACTTTTTAGCTGCAAAATCTTCAGCAGCTTTCATAAAAGCGTCTACTTCATAAATTGTAGTTTGAATATCTTTTCTTGATGCCGTTGCTCCAACAGGTCTACCAGCGCCAGATTGTTTCGGATCTGCGGTAGGAGTAGGCGTTGCTCCTTGAAGCATTGGTACGCCGCCAACAATTGGATTGTAATAACCCTTTTCTCTTTCCGAAACGAACTTCTCCTGCGCGGACGGGAGGTCAGCGATATTAGGAAGTTTACCATTGTTGATAGATTCGATGCCCTGCTCTGGTGTAAGAATTCCGACCTCCATCAAACGGCTAATTGTTCTCATGTATTGAGTTTCGTCCTTCATGTCAATTTCGGTAAACTTAGCTGTGGGCCAAGCACGGAATCCCAAATCTTTTGAAATACGAATAATTTCTGGTTGCAGAACGTCATTCAAAAATGCATTTCTAGCTTCCTTCAAGCGCTCCATAAAGAAACTAATTTTTGCACTTTGGCCGTTATACTTTTCGTTACCAAGCATAACGTTCATTAAGCCTTCTTTTATGTCTTCGTTGAGAACTTCGTACTTTTCTTTGCCAACAACTTTCTTTAAATCGGGAATTACGAAATCAGCTTTTGTGGTATAGTCGGAAACAAGAACGCGGCCAACGCTTTCGTTCATAAAAAGGTTTTGCATCGCTTTCATATTAGCCGGGTTGATACCGCCTTTGTCTGGCTCCGCACCCATTGTAATTAAAAGAATTACGTTCTCTACGGTACGAGCAATAGCTTGATCGATACGTTTTAATTCAATTTTAGCATTGATATCTTCAAGAACAGGGTAAGCGAAAGGAACTGCGAACGGCTCGTAGTCCTGCTTCTTATAGAAAGAATAAAGCAAGTATTTCGGATCGAGCTTCATAGTCAAGCCGTCTCTAAAATATTGTTTACTCTTGATCTTTTTTTGAATTTCTGGATCAAACCCATTGAGTAATTCAAGATCAGCGTCGTTTTTTGGATTCTTTAAACGCTCAAGCTCGTACTCGGAAAGAACTTTTTCGTAAACGCCTTCTGCAAATGAACTTGAGATTTTGGTAATAACGTCGTAAGGGTTAATTAAAATATAACGGAGCGGGAATTTATTATTTTTGATTCCGTTTTCGCTCAAGCCCTTAAGAAGCTTAAAATCTTCTGCATTAAATTTGCCATCTATACGGTAAAGAAAAATATTACCACTGCGATAGTACTCGCGAAAATATTGATCCTTCAGTTTCCAAAGTTTGATTTTTT